CTTTTCCACTGGTATTACCCATATAAACTTTTGCTATAGATGCGTTACCAATTGTTGCTGTGTTATTTGCCACTCCTGCCGCTCCATTACCTATAACTATTTGATTCTCTGCCGCACCAGTAGATACATCTGCACTTGTACCAATAACAGTATTCAAGCCTCCAGTATTTGTTATTGTGTCTCCAGCATCTTTACCAATCGCCACATTATTATAACTATCTCCGCAAGAAGTAAGTGCATTATAACCAACAGCTGTATTGTTACTTGAGGTCGTAATTGCATCTAAGGCTTGATGACCTACGGCTGTGTTAGCCGCCCCAGAGGTTAATGCTCCTAATGCAGACAATCCTACACCAACTGCTCCATTAGCGGCAGAAGTTATATTCCCACTTGCCCCAGCAGATTGACCTATAAAAACAGCGTTACTAACTGATGTAGTTGTACTACCAGCAAACTCTCCGACAAATACATTATACTGACCATCAGTTAAAGCATCGCCACTCCTTGCTCCAACTGCTACATTATAAGAGCCTGAGGTAACAGCACTTAAGGCAGTGTATCCAACTGCTGTATTATTATCAGCGGCTGAAGTCATATTTGCATCAAGAGTACCATATCCAACTGCAACATTATTACCAGCTCCAGCATTTGTACCAGACATAGAGCCAGTACCAATCGCTACATTTCTTTGATTATTAGAAGATGTAGATGCACCAGATAACGCATACCAACCTACTGCAACATTATCTTCCCCCACAGTCGCATCGTGCATTGCTTCGTGTCCGATAGCCGTATTTCTTGTTCCAGTTGTATTATCCTTTAAAGACTCAAATCCAACAGCCGTATTTCCAGCTCCAGTAGTTAAGGCTTTTAAACTTTGATAACCAATAGCTACTGTTCCATCTGTGGCAGTAGTTGTATTGGTAGCATCCCCATAAAAAGCATTTGCTCCAATTGCTACACAATTAGCTATTCCATTAGCAGTTCCATTCATTGCTCTCATTGCAGAATCACCAACAGCAACATTTTTACTTGGACTTACTGCTGTCAATAAAGCCTTATGTCCAATAGCGGTATTATCTGCCCCATCTCCATCCGAATCTCCTCTAAGAGATTGATACCCAACAGCAGTATTTCCACCACCTGATACGCTGTTATACATAGACTGGTATCCTATAGATGTATTGGAAGCTCCTGTTGTTAATCCTGAAAGAGATTGATACCCGACAGCAACTGTACCAACTTGTTCATTATCGGCAGTAGCATCTAAGGCAAAAGAACCAACAGCAACATTTCCTTGGAGTTGTCTATCGTTACTTGCAAAGTCTCCACCCTTTAAAGCATCATAGCCTATCGCTACATTATAATTAGCATCTCCACCTCCAATACCTTCATCAACATTTCTCATGGCATAATAGCCTATCGCTACATTTGCACCTTCTCCAACTGCTATATCACCTAATGCCTCGAGTCCGATAGCAATATTTTCGTGATTAGCCGTTGCAGATGCCATTGCACTGTGACCTATCGCAACATTTGAACCACCAGATGTAAGAGCAATTGCCGAACCATACCCCACTGCTACATTATTATCTCCACCATTAACAGCAATTAAACTGTTACTACCAACTGCAACATTTTGACTACTACTACCGCCTCCGTAACCTGCATTGTATCCAACATAAGTATTGTATGTACCTGTGACATTAGTGTAACCTGACTGCATACCTACGCCAGTATTTCCAGTTATTTCATTATCTGAATCTGAATTTTGACTATATAATGCACCCCACCCAACTGCCGTTGTTCTATCTCCTACATCTTCTGCTTGTAAGGAATCAGCACCAATAGATGTATTGTATCTTCCCTTAGTCAAAGCTAACAATGAATTTTTTCCTACTGCTGTATTTGAAGTTGCTCCTTGCATAGCACCTTTCATCGTATTCCATCCAACAGCAGTATTTCCATCACTTGCCGCAGTTGCCCAAGTACCACCACCTGACTCAGAACCTATAAAGACATTCTCAGCACCACCAATATTATTTGCAGAGCCACCATTACCCCAAGCTCTGTAGCCTATTGCAATACTTTCTGACCTTGAACCAGTTCCACCAGTACAAGCTTGGTATCCAATAAAAACATTTCCATCAGTAGAATCGTGACTTTGTGATTCTGCGGCTTGGTCGCCAATTACAACATTAAATTCTTCTCCATCATCAAATCCATCAGCACAATTTTTACCAAATATAGTATTCCCACTACCACCACTATCATTATTAGATAGTGAGATTCTGGAGTTGGCATCAAGTTTAAATCTTCTTGCAGAGTTAACATTAAATTCTAAATATGTATCTCCCCCAGTAAGTTTAGTTGCTCCATTTACCCATTGAAGTTCCTGACCAGCAGTTTTTATTTTTAAAGCACCAGTACTTACTTCAACGTGTCCATCATCAGTAATGACCATTCTTTGTGTAGGAGCATCTGAAGCAGTGGTTGTATTTCGTGTCCAAAAACCTAATTCACCAGCTTGGTTTGCACCATTTTGAGTATTTTTATATGCAATTAAGGCTGGTCTGTAGTTGCCAGTACCTCCAGCTACACCAAATCCAATAGAAACATAACCATTAGACGTTCCTGTTTCGCCTAATCCTATATTATTTTGACCAGACGTAGGAACACTTGTTGGGTCTCCTCCAGAATCAATGTGTAAAATTGAATAAGGAGTAGCTATTCCTATACCAACACTACCTGTTTCAGTAATTGTAAGATAATCTGATGTACTTCTTCTAATTTTAAACTTGTCACTATCAGAATTATCTACATAGGCAAACCAATCAGTTGCACCAGTTAAGCTAAATTTTAAACTTGCATCACCAGCGCCATCATTTTCTATGACTATATTATCATTTGTACCAA